TATTGCTCAGCTTTGACTTTAGGTAAATTACCTACATCAATCTTAAATATTCTTCTTTCAGGCGCTCTTGCGATTCTGTAAATAACAGTAGCGTCTTCAATCATTCTTAATTGATTAACAGGTTTAATAGCCTTATGTAAATAAGACAAGACCATATTTTTGTTTTGGTCAATTAAACCAGATGGCACAAATGTTATTGTGTCTGGAGCAATCTTAATACCACCAGAAGTCGTGCCTGCAATTCCTTTTTCATTGAACAAATAGTATTCTTCATATTCGTCAATGATAGCTAGACCATGTGGCATAGGACCATCAGGTCTTCTTTTTCTAACTTCTCTAACTTTTTTGATTTTTCTAGGGTCAATGTATCTTAACTCGGTGATACCTTTCCTAGGTGATTCTCGGTCTATTACTTTATGATAGTATATTCTTCCGTCAACATACCATCTTCTAAATAAATCGTGACCTTTAGTATTAAAGTTCATCAACCTTAATACTTCTGTAAATTCGTCTTCTATCTTTCTTCTAACATCTTTACCAAAAGGGACTTCATCCAGTCTTAAGCGAATAGCGTCCTTTAACTCATTAGCCACGATTGCTTCATTAACAATATCCTCTATTGCCATGTCACACTCGGGGTGGAGTGCTATTTCTCTATATCTACGAATTAAATCCTGCTCTGTTTTAGCAGTACCCTCCATATCAAGGTACTGACCAAAATAGCCTCCAGCGGCGATGGTTGTTGTACCATCATCCGCTTGAGGTTGTGTAAAAGCTTGTTTTGGATCCGTCTGTTTTTTCAGACGAGTGATAGAAAATCCAAATAATTCCGCCATAATAATATCCTTACTTTTTTAATGTACTACTATTTATATGTTAAGTAGTAGTATTACTTTCAAAGTATTGAAATGCCAAAGTAACAGCAAATTCTTCAATTGCTGTAGCTTCATCATATGTCAATTCAATCGGTGCAACAACTGTAGGAAATACACCTCTTAGTGTATAAGACTTAATAGTTGCGCCGTTTCTATCCAACTGGTCAACAAATGCGTCAACTTGATAATCCGCTGGATTTGTCAAGCCTTCGTTATCTGTCATATTGTTTATACCGTTTGACCATCTTTCAAATGCGTTTCTTAATTTGAAATCTGTATCATTGTAACAAGTAACCGCCCAATCTTCAATTGTTCTATCTCCCGCTATTTTAATCGCTCTTCCTCTGAAAGGAACACTAAAACTAGGTACACTCATACCTGGTAATGATGTTGAACGACATAAGAAAGCAAGGTCCTCTATTTCGCCACCAACTTGTGCAAATCCAGGGAAAGGCATTGTAACCTTAAACTGATTCGCTCTAGCGCCACCGCCAGCAAGTTTAGCTTTGAAGTCATTAATGTTTGCCATTTTATTTCTCCTATTCTACCCTTACCCGCCAGCTACTTCATCAAAGCTGACACCTGTTCGTGTAGCAATGAATTGTAAAGTAATGAAGTTAATGCTTCTAGCAGGTTTAACAAAAATTTCTGCTATGAATTCATTTCTATCAATTACTTCGCCGGTGTTATTAGTTTCATCACATACTACTAAAAAGTCTGTGATACCTCTACGACCTTGTACTTCTCTTAGGAAAGGCTCTACAATATTTCTAAAGTTCGCTCTTGTAAATTCATCATTGAATTCAAACAATTGGAATTTAGAAGCAGTTGCTATTGCCTTCTCTAATACTATGAACAATCTTCGTACATTGATTCTATCAAATGCTGAAGGTGCTGTTAATCCAGTTTTATCACCGAATAATACAGTTCCTTGTCCTGGGAATGTTGACACAGGATTTACTCTAGCTCTGTATAATTCATCTCTTTGTGTTTTAGTTGGATTGAAAGCAAGTTTTACTGCGCCTCTAACTATACCTCTGTTGAGACCTGCTGGTGACCACCAAGCGTCTGCAACTAAGTCAGTTCTAGCACCTAAACCTGCTATATCGCCGTTTAAAGGCACATGCCTATAAACATCATTGTACCTGTCGTACATATATTTGTAACCACTATCAAACACCACATAAGAAGATGAACGGATTGTATTAAAGAATCCTATAACATTATCTTTTTGTGCGTTTGCGTCTGTAACATTAACAACATCACTTCTCTCTGGAGAAGCAAATATAATTGCGTCCATTCTATTTTCTGCAATTGTAATTAAGTTGTCAATATGTGTAGCGCCACCTGAACCGGCCATGATTAGACCAACATCAACAGTATCGCCGTCTGCAAATTTATTATAAGCAGCCATTTTTTGTGCTGTTGTTGCTGAAGTTCCATCAGAACCGTTTGAAAGTGAAACTGTACTAACAGATGTTACAGCAGTATAAGTTGTTCCTGATACTGCATTACCCCAGTTTGTACCTGAGCTGTTGTGGTCCATCCAAAAAATGTAACTTGATTGATTATAAATCACATCTGGATAATAGTTTGTACTTCCTTGTGCCGTTTTAGCGTCTGAACCTTTAGATACAGCTTCAAACTTTTCTAAAACATCACCTTTAACTTGTGCAATACCGCCGTCTTCGTCAACTACGACTATATGCATTTCGTCATTAACACCACTTCTTGCTTGTGCATAAGGTGATGTTCCTGGCGCCTTGTCAAACATATCGTAATATCTCCATCTTCGTCTTACAGCTGCACCATTTGTTGGGGCTGCATGTAAGCCAGAAGAATCAGAAGTTCCGAAGTATTGTGGCTCGTCTTTTCTTACTATGTTTAAGTCATTAGTAGATATACTAATAACTCTATATTCATACTCATCACCAAAATTTACAATATCGCCTGCGTTTATGCCTGTAGCTGAAGCAACTGTAACAACAGTATCTCCGACACTCATACTTGCGTCAGAAACAGTTGTTTTGGAAGTTTCTTCAAAAGCAGTAGCAGATGGACACGATTCAATCTTTAGATTGTTACCGTAAGCCCCAGCTGTTCTAGCTGCCCATAATCCAACAGCAGCGCCAGAACCGTCAGCGTAATTGTCTTGGTAATCAGTAGTATTTTTTATTACAAATGTACTACCTGCCTCAGTAGCATTTGATACAGATGAATTCTGTACACGGACAACCCTCAAAGAATTGGAGTATTGCAAGAAGTTTGCCGCTGTAAACCATCCCTCAAATGTTGTTGAGTTAGGTTTACCAAACTTACTTACTAATTCCTGTTCGCTAGAAATACTAGTCACTTCGTCCAAAGGTCCTTGTGTTGCTTGGAATGCAACAGCACCAATTGAAGTAGAAACGGCTGGTATAATTCTAGTAAGGTCTTTTTCCTGTACGAGAACACCTGGTGATACTTGAAATGCCATTAGGTTTTCTCCTCTTAATTAGCTAATTATTATTAACTTGTTTCTAATTTTAAAATATTCAATACTCGTATTATTCATACGCCCATATTCAAATTTCAACCTACTGATATTTATAATATACGCAATTTACAGAGGTTTATTGCCCTTTTCGTACTACTGGATGCCATACCGTACCATACTCATCTACTTCTATCTTTTCATGGTCTGGAATACCATCATCCACAAATCCAAAAGGGGCCATATCTTGCTCAATTTGATGTACTTGTTCATCATATAATGCCTTTCTAGCATTTATGTCCGTCATCTCTTTAAAGAATGGTTGATTAGATAACCAACCAAATAATACCAAACACATCATTAAATCGTCTGTACAACCTTCTTCAGCCTGCCAACTCTGTCCTTTCCTGATAAAAGTTGACATTTCCTCAATGATGTTGAAGTCACTAATTAAAACTTTATCACCTTCTACTAGAGATTTAATATTTGAACACCCGATTTTCTTAATCTGTTTGGTCATTTTTACACCAAAACCAGAACCTCTACCTGAAAATCCAGCACCTAAAATTTGTCCTGCTCTACCTCGTTGAGTCGTCATCAATAGATTGTCATACTCCAATTCAAATTGCAATGCCTCTGCCACTTGTTGACCTATATCATTTACTTCAACCAATACATGAGCATGGTTGTATGCCTTACAAACTCTATCAATTGTGTGAGGAAACAATAAAGGTTTAATATCATTACTTCTAAATTTTGCAACAACTTTAAAAGGAAACTTACTTACATCTATAATTAAAAAAGCAGAATAATCTTTATGTACACCTCTAGCCACATCAACTGTACAAACATAAGTATGTTCTTTTATAGGGTCTTCAAAAACATCTATACCACCACTTGAGGTTTTAGGATTTAAAAATGACATATTTTTAATTTTTGCTGGACTAATTAATGTATTAACACTACCTAAAAATTCACATTCAAATTCTTGTGCAAATTGTTCGGGTGATGTATTTCTTATAGTATCTTCTTTCCATTTTTCATCTCTACCAGGCACCTCTGACCAATGCACCTCAATTGGTACATAATCATTACGGCCATTCTCTGCGTCCACCCATAATTTGTAAAATTGATTCATACCATAAGGTGTTGATACAATAATCATCTTTGTTTGTGTACCAGCTGATATGGTAGGATAAACGGAACTAAAAAACATTTCGGCAATATTAGGTGGCACGAAAGCGTACTCATCTAGGAAAATAATATTATAAGAACCACCTCGGATTGCACTTGCTGATGTAGCAGCTGCCACAATTACCGATTTATTTTCTAATTCAATATTACCTTTGTTCCAATTGATTACACCTTGTTGTAACCATTTTGGTAAATTTTCATATGCCAATTGGACTCTTCCTAATATATCCCTAGCAGTTGATGATTTGTTTGCAAGTATGGCAACATTTGAATTAGGATTAAATAATGCATAATGCAATAGATAAGAAACTACCGTTGTTGATTTACCTGATTGTCTAGGCAATTTGCATATTGTAAACCTGTTATCGTGTATCGTTCTAACAATATGTCTTTGAAAAGGATATAACTTAAAAGGTATAAGACCTTCATCAAGGGATACAATTTGAATATAGTTTTCCATAAAGTATAAAGGGTCTTCTTGACACTTTTGGTATTCTATTATTTGCTCTTTAGTAAATTCAACAGGTATATTAACCTTTTTTAAATTTGGATTCCCTAAATATGCGTCTGACTTTTGATTATCCATTGATAATAATTCCCTCTATATGAGTATATCCTAATTGTATAGCAGCCTGTACTCTTTGACTACCTCTAAAAACAGAATATTCTTTTTCACTATATGCTACACCACCAACACCTTTTCTTGGAGTAGGGCTAACACTATGTTTTCTGACTTCAATAGGGTTTTGCAACTCTTCGCCTTCCAATAATTCTGGCAAAGGTGTCATGGACTTGATAAAATGGATTTTACTTATTTCCAGATTTATCTTTTTCGGTATTGATTGCTTCGCTTTCAATAATTTCATCTTCACTTTTCCTATTTAACATTTTCTGCAATTCGGCAGTTGAACCAACAAACAAAGCATTTTTTATACTTGCACTTGCTGATTTAGGTAACTCTTTTAAATCTTTTAATTTCTTTTGTAAGTCTTGTAGTTTATCTACCGTTTGACCTACCGAAGTTATCAATTGGCCTGCAACTTCGTATGCTCTAGGGTGTTGTCCTTCTTTTGCAATATCTAATATACCTTGTATTGCCTCATTACCTTTATCAATTAATTTATAATAATTATCTCTACTATAATCATAATCATGGTCAATATCATGTTTCTTTTCTTCCATTGTTCTAGGTACAGGAGGAGTTTTCACCTCTGCCAACTCCTTTGGTTGTTCAAAGTCTGAAACTTTTACTTGTTCTTTTTCTATGCCTAAAATTTCGTTAACATTTTCTTCCAATTTACTCATCTGTACCACTCTCTGGGTTATATCGTTTACCATCATCATAGAAAGATATTGTTGTTGTAAATCCAAAATCATCATCAGCGTCAGCCGTTGTAGGATTTGGAGTAATAACTATTCTTTCTTCTCTTTGTAAAGGTGCGTCTGTATCAGTACCCATATCTGCTTGTACAGTTTTAATTACACCTTGGTTACTCATTGGACCATATAAGTAAGTTTTTGCCGTAAAGTTTAATGTATAAATTACTGCTCGTCTTCTTGTAAACTCTCCGTTATATGTATCGTCATATTGAACATCTTTCATTATGATAGGTATATCTCTTATTAAATCTAATTCAGGTACAACTCTCATTGTAACTGTATATTCTGGTTGAAAGAAAGGTAAAATTTGTTCTATTATTTGTAAACCATTTTCAGCAGTTGCTGTAAAAGAATACAAACTAAAATTAATATTATAAGGTACTGGTGTATAATTAAAATTTATTTTTTTACCATCTTCACCAGACTTAACTCGGATAGTCTTGTTCATCTTATTAAGTTTTCTAGTAGGGTCATAAGCTAAACCTGTAATTTCAAATCCTAATCTAGGTAAAGTTACTGCAACTTTTCTATCATCTTGTAAGTTAGCTTGCTGGTCTATTCTCGCTAAAAACTTTTCTTTAGGTGCATATGCTAATGGCACCTTTATTCTTCTAGTGACAGCACCTGTGCTACTAGTATTTTGAATAACTATATTGTTAAACAATTGACCAAAAGCAATGGTTAACTTTCTTAATCCTTCGTTATAAAAATGAGTTCCAAACATTACTCGTCCACTTCTCCGAATGGGTTTCTTTCTGTAAAGTCAAGTATGTCATCATCTGTTGATACAGTATCGTAACCAGCTTCTGTATTCATATCTAAATTTTGTGCATATGGAGATTGTGTTTGTATATTAGCCTCCACATAATCCTCATTCATTAAAA